GAAGGAAGTTTTAGAACTTTTAATCTAGATGATTTAACTCGTAACCCTCAGAATGCCTCGGTTAAGAAATTTGCGTCTAAAAGAGTAAGTGGGATAGAAGGCTTGTCACCCACTAAATATGGAAAAACCAAAGCTGAGGCGCAAGATTAGATACGAGGACAAGCAGGACGTAATAGATAGAATCATCGAAAAGCATAGGTACATCTGGCAATTAAAAGCGATTGCTTGGATGGACTACGATGATGTCGCTCAGATCATCCGCTTTCACATTTCCAAGAAATGGAAGATGTGGAAGCAAGACCGCCCGCTTGAGCCTTGGATCTCAAGAATAACGGTTAATCAAATCAAGAATTTATTGCGGAACAATTATTCCAATTATGTGCGCCCTTGTTTGGCGTGCAAATACAACCAAGGCAATGAGCCGCCAGCTTGCTCAATAACTCCTAGTGGCCTCCAGTGCTCTGAGTGCCCAATGTATTCAAAGTGGGAAAAGACAAAGAAGAGTGCTTATGATGTGAAGCTCGCCGTCTCCACAGAAAATCACTCTGAGACAGTTCAGGGAATGCGCGATTTGAATTTTGATGTTTTAGGCAGCGCACAAAAGCTTCACGAAGAAATGAAGCATCGTTTAGCGCCCAAGCAATATAAAGTATATTCTAGATTATATATCGACGGCGCAGATGAAGAAAAAGTCGCAGCAGAGATGGGATACAAAACAAACGAAAAGGGTAAAAAGGCAGGATACAAACAAATCAAAAATCTTAAAAAGCTATTTCGAGCAGTAGCAGTTAAGATATTACAAAGCGAGGATATTTTAGGTGGCTACCAATAAAAATCAAATAACATTTACTGAGGAAGAGGGTCAGAGAATCAAGGAACTTGCCCAGCAATTTCCTGATCTAAATACAATCACGCGCAAATTCTTCAATGACGAGAGCTTGGATGGCAGAACTAAGCAAGGGGTTGCGATAAGATCATTCTTGGGCTCAAATAAAATTGAATATAAGACATCTAAATATGAAAAAGTTGGAGACTTGCCTCTTGCCAAGCAGCAGCAGGAGTTTATAGAAGACCAAGCTAGAGATGGAATGTCTTCTTTAAAGATTGCAGAGCTTCTTTATCCCGGTAAGTCGATTGCCGCAATGGGTTCAGAGCACAGAACCGTTAGCAACTACATTAGAATTTCTGGCTGCGAAAACAATGCCGAATCTGATAATGCTGCTTTTGTAAAATATCAAGTCCCTCGTTCAGCAGAGCGTATTATTAATAAGATTAACGATGCAACTGGCGAGAAGCTGGATAAAGAACGTCTAACAAGGCATCACAAAGTATGCATGGATAAACTATCCATCAACTTGGCGAACTCTAGATTTCAGAAGATTATAAACTGCTACACTTCTCACGAAGATCGTAATATTTTTGAGCAAGAGTTTATCAGAATGACTTGGGATAAGCCAGACTTGACCGCTGATGAGGTTAACTTGTACATGAACGTTTGTAAAGAAATCATTAATCTTGAAACTACGTCCAGACACTTGGACAAGCTGAACAAGATGTTTGAGGAGACTCAAGAGCAGAACGAAATGAGTATCCGTTTAGCCGAAATTATCAAAGCCAAGAGCAGCGAGTATCATCAATGCGAAGGTCGCGTCGAAAGCTTAATCAAGAAGCTGCAAGGCGATAGACGCGAGAGAATCTCCTCAAGACAAAAAGAAAACGCATCAATTCTTTCTATTGTTCAGTTATTTCAGGATGAAGAAGAGCGAGCTAACATGATTAAAATTGCCGAAATGCAAAAGTCGCTGGTTATGGATGAGGCGCAAAAGATGGAATCTATGGTGGAATGGAAAGCTCGCATCATGGGAATATCATTAAATGATGCAGTCTAAGTGCCTAGAATGTAACAATATCTTCCAAAGCGAAAGGGCTTTGCACACCCATATCAAGAAGCATAAGTTCTCGCTTGGAGACTATTATAGGAAGCATCACCCTAAGAAAAATCTTTTAACTGGCACTCTTTTGGCTTTTAAAGATAAGGAGTCTTATTTTGATAAGGACTTTGATAATAGAGAGCAGCTTTTAAGATGGTGCGAAATAGAATCGCCAGAAGTTGTTAAGGAATATATCAAAAAAATGCTTGCGAACAGAGTTAAGAACAAAGAGCTAAACTACGCTCCATTTCATTTGGAGCTTGAGACGAGCGATATGCCTTCGATAGATATATACAAGAAACACTTTGGTTCATATTCCAAAGTTTGCGACGAGATTGGGGTGAACCCAATGTTCAGAAGAAGCTTACCCAAAAAATTCTATGAAGATTTTTCTGAAATTAATATTTTTGTAGATACAAGAGAACAGCAACCATTAAGTTTTAAAAACCAAAGAAATGTTAAGTTGGACTTCGGAGATTACACGGCAAGTGGGGCGCACTATACAAAAGCTTTTGTAGATCGAAAGTCCGAGTCTGATTTTAAAGGGACTCTTGTTGGAGAAAATTTAGAAAGATTTAGGCGCGAAATACAAAGATGTAAAGAAATGGAGTGTTATTTATACGTTGTCGTAGAGTCTTCACTTGAACGGATAAAAAATAACAACGATTTTACTCCTCATAAAGCAAATCTTAAATTTATTTATCATAATATGAGGCTGCTGCAACATGAGTTTGCGGGGCATTGTCAATTTATATTTTCTGGCAATAGAGAGAATAGCGAAACTTTAATTCCTAAATTAGTTGCGATGGGAAGCGTTCTTTGGGACGTAGACATTCAATACTTTTTAGACAAGGATCAATCATGGCTTGGATCGAAGGAAATCAAAAAAGAAAAGCATATTTTCGCAAAGTAAACGAAGAAATATTGTCTAAGAAAGGGTTCTTAGAAGAGAGGGAGGCGAAAATTCTACTCTACAAGTTTCTTCGAAGCAACATCTCATTCTCTTCTGAGATGATTTGCGGTGTTAAGCTTTTCCCATTTCAGCATTTGGCTATTAAAACAATGTTTGAGACAGACTATTCTATGATGGTCTGGAGCCGTGGATTATCCAAGAGCTTTACTTGCGCTGTTTTTGCATCGCTTGACGCAATATTAAACCAAGGTGTTCACGTTGGCATTGTAAGTAAAACGTTCCGTCAGGCAAAAATGATTTTCAAAAAAATTGAAGAAATTGCCGAAAAGCCGCAAGCGGTATTTTTAAAACAGTGCATCACCAAAGTTACAAAAAGCTCAGATGAATGGACGATGGAAATAGGCAGAAGTAAAATTACGTGCTTGCCTCTTGGAGATGGCGAAAAGCTTCGTGGCTTTCGCTTTCACAGAATGATGATTGACGAATTCTTGCTAATGCCAGAAAGAATCTTTAATGAGGTTATTATTCCGTTCTTATCTGTTGTGCAGAACCCAACAGAGAGAAAGCAAGTTTATGATTTAGAGACGGAACTAATCAAGAGAGGAGAAATGACAGAAGAGGATAGGTTTAAATGGCCCAATAACAAAATTATTGTTCTGTCGTCTGCGTCTTATCAGTTTGAATATATGTACAAGCTTTACAAGCAGTACGAAAACTTAATAATTACTCCAGAAAAAGATGGCAAAGGAAACTCAACAAGAGCAGTTCTTCACTTTTCATATGACGTTGCTCCTCATGGTTTGTATGACGAAAGTTTGTTGACTCAAGCAAAGTCAACAATGTCGGAATCGCAATTTAAGCGCGAGTTCGGCTCTCAGTTTGTAGATGATTCTTCTGGTTACTTCAAACTCAGCAAGATGCACGAATGCACAATCAAAGCTGGCGAAGGGCAATGCATTGAACTGGCAGGCGAAAAGAACGCCGAATACATTTTAAGCTTCGACCCATCTTGGGCCGAAACAGATTCTTCTGACGACTTCGCAATGAATTTGATTAAGTTAGATAAGGGCAGCAGAAAGGGGATTCTTGTTCATAACTATGCAGTTTCAGGAGCTAACTTAAGAAAGCACATAGAATATCTGCATTATCTTTTGACTAACTTCAATGTTGTTGCGATGTGCGGCGACTACAACGGTGGATTGCAATTTATAAATGCTGCTAATGAGAGTGATTTATTCAAAGAAGCAAAGCTTAACGTAAAGATCTTTGAGGGCGATTTTGATTCACCGGAAACTTATCAAGACGAGATGCGGAAAGCTAGAAACTCTTACAACAGGAGTACAAATAAAATCTGTTATTTGCGAGTTCCTACAAGCGGCTGGATAAGATACGCTAACGAATTGCTCCAGTCTAATTTTGACCATAGAAAGATTCTCTTTGCCGCAGAGGCTATCGATAATGACTTTACCGCTCAGAAATCTAAATCTATACCAATTAAAAATTTAAAATTTTTCAGAGATCAGGAGGAAGGGCAAGGAGTGGAAGCTAAAATGGTAGATTTTGTAGATCATCAAGCTGATCTTATTGAACTTGTGAAGGCGCAATGCTCTTTGATTATGCCAACAACGACTGCTAATGGGCACCAAAGCTTTGATTTGCCAGTAGAGCTTAAAAAACAAAATGGCGCAGAAAAAACAAGAAAAGACTCTTACTCTTGCCTAGTTTTAGGCAATTGGATGACTAAAATATATCTTGATATGATGGAAGCCAAGGTTGAATCTGTTCAAAGTACTTTCACCCCATTTTTCGCTCGGTAAAAAAGTACTTTTAAGTTACTTTTGATACTTTTGGTGTAATCTTTAATATAAAAGATGCCGCGCCAATACAATAAAAAATCTGATTATTGGAACAGAAAGAAGGATTCAGCCCCAATTCAGTTTTCCAATGCAACCGCAGAGCCAAAACTTATTGGCGAGCCATTTTACAAAGAGATTTCTCAAGCCTCAAGAGCCAGTTCTGGCGGTGGCACCAACACAAGAGTTCCAAGAAATGGCACTGATGTTTTAGCTGGCAGATATACTGTTCTTAGCCAAGGACTCCTGCCTTTTGATTATTCAAAAGACGGCATTGACGTAAGAGATGCCATTATGCTGTGTCAGAAGGCATACGCTAATGTCGCTATTGTCAGAAACACAATTGATATCCAAACAGAGTTTGCCAATACTGATATTTATTTAGAAGGCGGCACTGAAAGAAGCAGAGAGTTCTTTTACAAATGGTTTGAAAAGATCAAGCTTTGGAAACTGAAAGACCAGTACTTCCGCGAGTATTACAGAAGCGGTAATATTTTTTATTACAGAATCGACGGCAAGTTTAATGCGGAAGATTTCAAG